TATGTATCCAATTTTTATTGTTTTCATCCCGTCCATGGTAAATATTTAACTGATCCGTCTTCTCTTCTAGCTTTAAGCCATTGGTTTCTGTTGCCTTCTTTAGCATAACTACAATGGATCCATCCCGATGTTGGTTCTCCTTCACGGTAGAACTCAAGAATTCCCTGGTCTATATCTAAATTATTTTTTATCCAAATTGCTAATTCTAAATTATCTACACCAGGTATTTCAAAGTCTGCTGCGGCTGCTCCATCATCTGCAACATGTTGACTATTAACACTGCTGCCGATTGCAATACATAATTCTGCACAACGAAAACCACTAGATATAATTAATGGTTTGTCAAAATGAGAACGTATCGGCTGAAGCACATTTACTGCTAGTGCTTTTATATTTTCTATTTGCTGTGGATTAGGATTATTATTAATACCTTTTCTCTCACTAACTTGTGATTTACAAAGCTCGTCTAAAGTTATGTTTGCTGTTAATTTCATGATTTATTGTTTGAGACTGTAGTATATTATTACACATACTGCAATGGATGCTACTATAGTATTTAAAGGTAAAAAAGGTTCCATTACTCTAATATTAAAGCTTTGATAGACTTAGATCCATCTATATTTGTCTCTAATTGTGCCTTAGATCTAATACATTTATATTCTATATTTTCTTTTGGGATTCTTGTTGCCTCACGTTTGTGCTTCAAACATATTGACATAGAAGACTTCCCTGTTTTTGGATCAATTTGTATTCTATGCTCCTTGATATCAGGTCCTATGAACATAAGTAGTGCTACAATTTCTGCTACCATTAGTGACCGTTCCCGTTTGCTCTAACTTTATCTTTTAAATCTTCAACATCAGCTAATGCTTTTTCAAGTTGTTTAGATAAAAACTCAATATTAACTTTGTTAGTCATATTCATTTCTTGAGTAGACTGTAATTTTTCTACGGTTTTGTAAAGATCTTCTAATAAAAAGTGTTGTTCTTGATCGGTTGGGACTTGCTCAGATTTTTTAAGCAAATCATTTTCAAATAATTCTCTTGAAGTTTCTAACGATACTAACCTAGCTGTAAGTTCGGTGTATGCGAAAACGCCCATTGCGACGAGGACGATCAAACTAGCGACCGTCTTCATCGGCATCTGTACGGCTGCTGACTCAGAAATTTTTAAGGCCATAAACTACTTATAAAAACCTTTAAAAATCCAATTAACCCATTTGTTCCAGATAGACTTAACTTTGTCCCATACTCTGCAACAAATATTTTTACATTTTTCAATCATTTTTTTTCTCCTCAATTTCGTAAAAGAAGTTATCTGTGTCTTCTGTTTGCCACTTCCTACTATCTTCTACATTCCACTCATTCGTTTGTACCTTCCAATCTGGAATCTCATCTTTAACTGTAAAAGATGGTATGTCCCAAATTAGTCTATTGTTAGGTTGTGCTGCATAATTGCCATCATCTAAAGCAAGTATGTGTGCGCACTTATGTTCGTGCGGTATTTCCGAATGATCGGTATCTAATATATTACTCTCTGGGTGTGCAAAATCAACAGTAAATAAGTAAGCACCACTGTGCCATTTTTTGTCTTTACCAATGTATTTACCGGATTGTCCGTCTAAGATATCCCAAGAATGAACAGCAGGGTAGTAACTGAAAGAATTCCAAAGCTGAAGCTCATCAAGTCGTCTTCGTGGAACTTCCGTTGCCTTAAAACCCCGTTGAATAAACGCGCTAATAGGGAGGCGATAAAATACTGCACCACTCTCCATAATACAGTGAAAGAGTATAGCACGCCCAGTGATAGCTGACAGGCCAAAGATAATACAGTCTTCAACTTCTCCATGATGTTTTTTACAATCATATAAATATTCCCTTCTTATTTGAGCGTAGGTTGCTGGTATGTTTGCATTTAAATAAGCCATAGTTATCCATTAATATCTCCCCATGTTGACCCAGACTCATAGTCAACTTTGTTAGGGACTTCCAAACTAACAGCATTTTCCATAATTTCAATGATTTTATTAGACTGCTCTTTTGATTGTATAGAAATATCCAACTCATCATGAATTTGTATGTGTGGCACAATGCCTTCGTTATATAAATCTACCATAGCTTTTTTTGTCATGTCTGCTGCAGAACCTTGTATCAATTTATTTAAAGCTTTGTATGTAAATGCTCTTCTGATTCTACCTCTGCCATAAGTTCTTTCTGCTTCTTCAAAGTCCATAGGTTTGTGCATACCAAATTGATTTGGTTCCCATTTATTAAATCTACATCTACGTCCTAGTAAGGTACCAATAGATCCTGATGTCTGAGCTGTCTTAGATGTGTAATTCATAAGATCTCTAACAAAAGGTACATTCATATGATAAGTATTAAATAATTCTTCAGCTTCTTGTTTTGTATTTAAACCTAATTCAGCTTGTAGTTTTGCTTTACCCATACCATAGAATAATCCTAAATTAATTGTCTTGGCTTGTGTTCTAGATATGTTGGCCATGTCTGCTACAGTCTGGTGAAAGTCAACACTGTTGTCCTTAAATTTATCTACAATACTTCCAACTGAATCATCAAAACAAATTGGCTCTGTTGTTGCTGCATAGTGCACAACTAACCTTGGTTCTTGCTGACTGTAATCAAAACAACCCCACTTGTGATCCTTCTCTGGAATAAATAAAGATCTAATCATTGGTCCTAGTTCTTTATTTCTTGCAGGTATCTGTTGTAAGTTTGGATTAGAATAACTGAATCGTCCTGTAACTGTACCACCTTGATCTGATCTAATAGGATTAATATCTGCGTGTATTCTACCTTTATGTTGATGTTTTAGTATCGTATCTATGAAGGTTGTATGTGCCTTGTTTATTTCTCTAGCTTTTGCTATGTTCTTAACCATCGGATGTTGATGATTGGAAAGGAAGTTTTTTGTAAATGAAGGCGCACCTGTTTTTTCAGTGGTACTATAATCTAAAGACAGCTTGTCAAAAGCTTTGGCAATCGATCTTGCTGCCCATATTTGGACATCTATACCTGTTTCTGCTTTTACTTGGTACATTAATTGCTCTTCTTGTTTACATAGTTGTTGTTTCATTGTATGAGCTTTGTCGACATCAACGCACACCCCTTTAAATTTCATATCAATTAAACATGGAAACAACTGTGTTTCTAAATCAAATATATTTGTTAAGTTTTGTTTTGTAATTTCTCTAGATAATACTTTGAATAATTCTAATGTTAGTTCTGCATCTTTCTCTGCATAAGAACCTACATACATTGCAGGTAGTTTATACATTTCTTTCTTAGGATCTATACCCCAAGACTCTGCAGCTTCTTTCAAAGCTTTCTCATTCTTTACTTCACCAAGATAATCAAATGATACACTGTTTAGTGAATACCATAATCTATTCTCATCAATCAGTGAGGCCATAACCATTGTATCTATAATGTGACCATTGATAGGTATACCGTATGATTTAATCCAACATACATCATACATTGCATTGTGAAATATTTTTACAGCATCTGTTGCACAAACTTTCTTGAACCATTCTAAAACAATTCTTCTATCCATATTACCACCACCTTCGTGTGCAATCGGATAATAACCTGACCATCCTTCTACAGCTACAGCAATACCTACAATCTCACCATGACCTTGTATGGCACCAGATCCTTTTGCTTTAAGATCAGGATCTTTTGTTTCTAAGTCAATAGCTATAAATTTTGCGTCAGATAAATTTGGAAATTCTTCTGGACAATCCCATTCAGTTTGTACGGCAAACATTATTTTTTCTCCATTATATTTTTGTTAATTGTATTATGAAAAATGAATCATATTGTAAATATGCATCAAATTTTTTTTGGCATAAACTTACCAACCAATCTCTAATTTTTTTATCTTTAATATTTTTATTAAAATTTTCTATGTTGTGTTTACATGCAAAAGCAACGTTAGGTGTAATATCAATGACATAATTAATTTTAAAATAATTTTTAAAACTATTATCTGATAAAATATTGTCTAAATTTATATCAGCCATTAATAAACATCCTTTGTTTTTTAAAACTCTTGCAGCTTCTTTAAAAAAGTTTTTTTTGTTTTCATAACAGTGAAATGATTCTACATTTGTAATTAAATCAAAAGACTTACTATCGTACTTTAGTTTTTCAGAGCTACAAATTTCAAAACTAGTATCTTTATAGTTTTCTCTGCAATATTTTATTGCTGTACTATTAATATCACATCCATAAACTTTTTTTAATTTTAAATATTTTTTTAATATATTTAATCCTCCTCCTCTTCCACAACCTATATCTAATAAAGTTAAGCCCTTTGTTTTTATATTTTCTAATAATTTTAAATACAATGTAGCTTCATATTTAAACAATAAATCTTTTTGTTTAAGTATTTTATCATTAGGAAAAAATCCATGATTCATAAATTCAATTTTATTATAAGTATTAAAAAATTGATTTATTTCATCATATGCCTGTATATCGGATGGCATTATTTCTTTTTCCTTTTCATGTCTTCCATTTTTTTAATTTCTAATTCGCAATAATGTATTATCTTTTCTAGATCTTCTATACCATTTTTTGTAAGATATCTACATACATATTTCACAACATTGCCCTGGAAGAATGAAAGATTATTTTTTGA